CACCATTCCTGTTTAGATTTGTCGCACCGCAAATTCGAGATTTACCCGAAACCAGAGACAAGGAAGAGATGGGAGTATTCCAGCATGTAGCCCGCTTCATTTTAGACTTTGCTCCACAATACGGCTTCTCGATTTCTCCGGTTTTGCAGGCGGTTATGATGAACTTTTATGAACCCTATTATCCGAAGCCGAGTTTGCTTTATGAATTTGTTCGCAGTATTCTGCCGATTGAATGGATGCCCCCTTTGATTGAGAGGTCACTGCGTTCCAAACTGCGTCAGATTACCAAGACGGATATGCCTGAGTTGTGGCGACCTGAAGTTCGCTGGTTTGACTACCTTGTTGAGCAGGAGATTTTGACCCAAGCCCTTGCTGACATGAAGTTAGCCTCAACCGATGATGAAAAGAAGAAAATTGCAACGAATGCGAGAGAGTTAATTCTTGACCCAAATCGTGAAGAAAATCCTGATTGGATAAGATATTCGGATGAGGTAAAGAATAGGGACTGGGTGCGTCAGATGGCTGGTAACTTTACGGGTATTTATGCCAAGACATTATCTCCAGAGCGGTCAGCACTGCTTGAATTGAGAAGCGATGCTAACAAACTGCGGGAAGCCATCAACAGCATGGCGAAAGCCAGCATATTTGAGTTATACGAAAGTCCCACTAACTTGTATGATAAATTCAATGATTTTCGGTTCAACACTCCTGAGGGAAATCTTTATCAGTTGTATCAGATGACCCGTTATGTCATTGACCCGAATACCGGTAAATTTGCTCAGGGAGATGACAGGTTGAGAATTATGATTGAGAACGACAGGGCAGAGCAGGCAACTCAACTCTATTATAAAGAGATTGAGCGTGAAAACGAACGCTATCGTAATGAACTTGCTACAATCAGGATTGGTGATACAGAAGCCCGCAAAAAAGCCAGAGAAGAGCACCTTAATCGTCTCTTGGAAATCCGCACCAATCCTGCATTTGAGAGTGCCAGAAAAACTCGCTTCATCTCACCCATCAAGCCAAAGGACAGGTTGTATCGGGATATTTACAATGACTGGTGGTTTGTCTTGACTGCCGATGAACCAAAGTTTTCGGATTATGAAGATTATGATTCATATGCTAAAGCGAAGGAAGAGTGGTTGGGTAATATCAAAGAAACCGCCAGCCTGTTATATCCGATGTTTATCACCAACCTTATGGTGAAAGCAGTAGAAGACAATATTTCAGACGAGCGGCGAACCCTTTTGAAGAAAATTGCTAAAGAAGTTTATGAACAGACTTCTAAGGATGCTTATGAACAGTTCCGCAATTCCTCAAAAACTGTTTATGATGTTGTTTGGGATGCTTATCAGGAACTTTATATTGACCCATTTTATAGGGCTCTCGAAGGTAAGAAAGGTTATGAATATGAACTTGCCAAGCAGGAGTATCTCTTGAGGAATGCAACTCCAGATAAGCAGGCAATTATTGAGTATGTCCAGAAGAAATATGGAGATAAATTTACGAGAGCGGAGATTAATAGTGTATTCAAATCTGCCCCTCCGATGACCATTCCTGAGAAGGAAGATGCAACCAAAACTCAACTTGAGAAGGATGCTTCTGAGGCTTTGCGTATTTTACAGAATGCTGGCAACCAATCCAGTCCGCTGTTCAAAGATTTCAAGAGGACTTACCTTCTGATGGGCGGTAAAGAATCCGATTTCGATGTTATTTGGGCTACAGGCGGTCGTCCTGATAATTTTAGTGATGTGCAAAGATTTTATGAAATCTTCAACCGCATGAAGGCGGCGGCACAGCAGGCTGGAGTTCCAGAACGCCTGTCTATTCCAGAACTGCGTGAGCGTATTGAAGTATCTAAATTGAATGACATATTCAAAGCGGCTGTTGTTAGGGAGTTGGGCGAAGAGTTTTATTCGCTTATGGCTTATTACTACGATTTGAATGACCGAGAACAGCGGGCCTTTCGTAAAGACAACCCGGAACTTTATGCCAAAATTCAGAAGTACTATCGGATGCGAGATGAGTTTTCAAAGGTATATCCATTGTGGGGTTCTTACTATAATCCAAACTTTGACCCGACTAAACCGACCGGCGGTGGTGGAAGTGGATATGTTTCAGATGGTGTTTATTACCGCAGAACTTCTAGAAGGGGAAGCATCAGTCGTATAGATGACAGTACTTTCCTGAACATGGGTAAACGAGCCACAATGGATTCAATGAGATTGTTCTTGGATAATGTATTGGGGCGTGGCGGCGCAGAGAAACGACCAATTCTTACAGACGAGTTGCGAGCCTTAATTGGTGAGCGTGCGTCTGCTGAAATTGAAGAAGGTAGGGCGGATAATTTAACTGCGAAATATTTGGATAAACTTGCAAAAACCAATCCATCCAAATCTTCTCAATTGAAAGCCCTTGCAACCAGTATTCGAAGAGGAGGCGATTTGCGATATGTCAGAGATATTAACAAGTTCCAATGAAGTTAGGGGTCAAGCCCTTGACAAATTAGAAATTTTGTGCTATACTTTTACTGGAGGTAACTATCATGACTGAAGTAACTGCTACTTATGAAACCGAAGGTTCTCCCAATCCTGAAATTACTGTGAGGAGCGGTGATGGGGTTGGCAGTGTTCCTGTTCAAGAGGGGACGACTGATAAGGACGCCGAGGTTGTTGCTAAATTGCAGAAGGACATCAACGCCTTGAAGTCAACTTTTCAAAAGCGTGAAGCCTCCTTGAAACAGCAATATGAGCAACAAGTCAATTCTCTCCGTCAGCAACTTGAAATTCTCCAAAAGAAAGTTATTGGAGAAGATGAGCAGGCACGCAAGGAGTACGATACGATGCGTCTTGCTCAGGAGAACGAAGAACTTCGTCAGCAATTGAACAGTTTGAAGCAACAGACTGAGGTTCAACAAGCCGCAGTTCAATGGCGACAGTTCTTTGCTGAAGAGTTCGGCTTACCAATCAGTGCCTTTAGTGAGGCAAATGACCCCTCTGAGGTTTTGGAACTTGGATTTAAGGAATTGAAGGGTCGTCTTGAGCAGGCTAACAAGTCAGTTCCAAAGGTTACCCCTTCAAATCAAAATCCAACCGTCGTTCCAACCACTCCCCAAACCGGTGCAGTTACTTTTGCCGATTTGGTAAAGCGGTTTGGTTCGGAAGAGCGAGTATTCCAAATGGCTGAAGAGGGCGCGATTGACCTTACTAAAGTTTTACCTAAGTAATTTTTTGGAGGTCAATCATGGCTAACCCCGAATTGAAAACTACTGTTGTATCTGATGCCGTAAAAACTATGTACGAACGGCGACTTTTGATTCGTGCTTTACCTCGTCTTGTTCATGGTCGCTGGGCTGAAAAGCCGATGATTCGTGGTTACGGCACTATCGAGTTTCGCCGGTATCCTCAACTGCCGTTGGTATCTTCTGCCTTATCTGAAGGTGTAACTCCAACTGAGCAAACCTATGCTCAACCTACTCTGATTACCGTATCTCCAACCTATTATGGGTCTTGGATTGGGTTTTCAGACCGGGTTGAATTGGAAGTTTATGACCCCCTTTTGTCAGTCATGTCCGGCGTTCTTGGTGAGCAGTGTGGAATTTCTGCGGATACGATTATTCGTGACACTCTGCATGTTGGGGCTTCTACACTGTTTGCCAACGGCAAGACTGCCAACAATCAGATTGCAGAGCCTGCGGATAAGATTACCTATAAAGACCTTGTGTATATGATGGTTGAAATGGAAAATCGTGGTGCAATTCCTGTTAATGGAAACAAATATATCCTCATCATTCATCCATACATTTATGGTACACTGATGTTGGATAGTACTTTTGTGAACATGATGATTCAGGAAGAAGGTTCTGGTGATTCTGCCATCCGTACAGGTTATGTTGGTACTCTGCTCCGCATGGACATTTATGTTTCCAGCAATGCGAAGGTTTATGTTGGTGCTGGTACGGGCACACCTCCGGCAAATGTGTATGCCGCTCTTCTGATTGCCAAAGAATCTCACGGCATTCTCGGTATTACCGGAGTTCCGAGACCTGCGGATGTGGATACCGCTTCTCCTGAAGGGTCTCCTTTGACCGGTCGAGAAATCAAACCGGTTGAAATCATCGTCAAGCCGGTTGGTTCGTCCGGTGCGGCTGACCCGCTCAATCAGCGAGGCTCGATTGGTTGGAAGATGGCACTGACTCCGAAGGTTCTCAATCAGAACTGGCTGGTCAGTTATCGAACCGCCAAAGGAATCTAGCCATGGTCAGTGAGTGGGTGTGGGGAAACCCACACCCACTTAAACTTGAAAGGAGGTTACATGGCACGCAAATCAAAAACTACGAACCTTACTGAAATATTATCGAAAGAAATCAATCCAACCGGTGATGGAGAACACCCCATTATACAGAAAATTTTAGACCCACAGACTGCTTATGCCCCTCCGGCTGAAATTTATGAACTCATGTCGGCATTTCAAAATCAAATCTTACAGGTAACATCCGCATTGAACAACATGTCTGACAAGGTTAGTAATCTTATTGACCGTGTCAATGCGTTCGATGAGGCTTCTCGGCGCTGGGATGAGGACAGGAAGAAGTTCCTTGAGGAGGTTCAAGCCAAAGCCGAAAGTTTGAAAATTACCAGCCCGGATGAGATGGAGAGATTTCAGGCACAGCGTGCTAAGGAACTTCAGGATATTTATCAAGATGTCCGCACGAAAATCCTTCTTGAAAATAAACAACGAGAAGAGCAGTTAGATAGAGAGCCGAAGGTTGTAGTTAGAGGTGTCGGCTCAGTTGAAATGGTAACTCGAAATGGAATAGTTGTGCAGGAACTTGTGCCGGATGCAATTCAAATTGGGCGGAGAATATATGTATTTCCTCCCAATCAAGATGTAGAAGTTCCTCAAAGTATTGCCCAAGAGTATCAATCAATTTTAGAACAGCGTAGAATTCTAGAACAGCGTAAAAAACTCTTGGATGGTAACAATCCACCCGAATTCAATGAAGTAGTTTCTCGCTGGAATGAACTGAATAAAGATATGAAGGACGGTGGAGAACAGATGACACCTTACGAGGGATGAAGTTATGGGCTATCCATTGAATGCCTGTTTACAGTTGCGTGCAGGGGTTGCAAGGGCATTGAATATGCCTTTTCAATCTTTATTTTCTTCTGGACAGAGTGTAATTACTGCCGGAGTAAATACTTATACGGACAACAATCTTACTCAAGAGAATAATTTTTGGAAATATCAGTGGTTATTTATTCCTGAGTTGAATCATGTAACTAAAATTAGCGGTAATACCGGAGGCGTGTTACAGGTAGAGAAATTTATAGCATTTACGGGAGGTAAAAATTATGAAATCTACCAGATTTTCACGCCGATTGACATTCTCTGGTCAATTAATCAGGCTATCACATCTTCCTATCCTTATTATTACGATAAACATTCTTTTGTCAATTTTGCTTTTGGCGTATCCAAATATCCATTAGATATTCTAACACCAACTCCGGCGGGTGTGCGCCTTTTCAATCTTGAAATCCCGAAACAACCTTATTGGGTAAAGGCAGACACAATTGTTTATAATGCCGGTGTAGTTACTATTACCGGAAACTTTTCTGACCCGCCCAAAGTTGGATGGATAATCACGGTTACACCGAATGCTTTTGCCGGACTTCCCTTTTCTGGAACTGTAACATCAGCAGACACAACTCAAATTAGTTTTAGTATTCCCACATCACTTTATCCAAAACTCCTTCTAACAACCGATAGTCGAGTTTTGTATTATAATCCTGCCTATGTAACCGTCCTCCCGTATTCCTTTGTGAAAACCAATCGAGAAGAATTTCCCGATGAAATTCTGGTAGATGTAAATCAGAATTACATTGGCACTCGTATCTTGATAACTTATACATCAATTCCACAAGAGATTGATTTTGACGGTTCTACCATTGTCCCTTCTGGTTACATTATTCCAAAGGCAGTTTCCCTTTTGGCTTCGTCCAAAATGATGGATACTCGTATTGATACCCGCCGATGGCAATCTTTGATTGAGATTTACTCCAATCAGGCGGAACAATTTAAGATGCGCTATCCATTCAAGGAGGGATTTGGGGATTTGTGGACAAGCCCATCTTATCCTATTGATGTTGATTATCTCAACTCAACAAATCCTCTAGGGTGGTGAGTATGAAAGATGGGATGGTATCTATTGGAGGTCGCAAATTTCGGGTCTTATTGAATACCTATCGTCAACGAGATTTAGCCGACTTTGCTCCAAGGGCGACTCTACCCACTCAATCTATAAATCAGTCTGAACTTTTGCTATATCAGCCGCTGGTTATGACAGACTGGCGTCATGGGTTTGGTTTCATGTGGATGACTGATGCCCTTGGGTATATGAGGTCAGACGGCGGAATTGATTCTCGATTTGGTGGAATGTTGTGTTCCGCACCAAAGAGGAATACAATTTATCATCGCAACCCTCCCAACACTGACACAACTCGTCCAAATTTTGCTTATGGATTAGTTCCCATAAATAGTTATGATTATGGTTTGCGATTGTTATTATATGGAGATGGTTTGTGGGAAATTATTAATGGAACACTTTCTGAAATTTCTACAGGAATTTCATCCCAGATTTTGTCTGCAATTCATGCTTCAAATTATGTGTTTCTTTCTTCTGGTCAAAGGATACGCAAACTTGATTTAACCAATATGCAGGTTACAAATGCAGGAGTAAATGCAAATTCTGCAAATTATCACTGGTTGGCAGTACATAATGGATATATCTTTGCCGGTAAGAAAGGTACAAATCAGGTTTATTATGCAACCAAAGATGATTTAAGTGATTTGCATGGAAGTCCTAATGATGACCCGAATGTTATTTATGTTGGCTTTTCCGGTTATGAAACTTTACGGGCAGTTCAATTTGGGCAAGAACTTTTGGTAGCAAAACCTGATGGAGTGTTTACAATTGGGCAGGATATGAAGGCTCGTAGAGTTCTTGACTTTTCTGCTGAAATGTCCCTTAGTTTGAATTTCAATCTCTTTACTGTATATAATGGAATGTTATACTTCAATATTAGAAATAAAATTTATATGTGGAATGGGGCAAGAATGAATGATGTTTCCATTCCACGATTCAATGACGAATTTCCTTATATTGAAGTGTCTCAAGTAGTAACCGGCACACCTTCAGGCGGTTATTTGTATGTGTTAGCCCGTTGGAAGCCTGAAGGTTCGCCTAATTATATTCTTTCCCTCTTTGCGCATGATGGAGTTGGCTGGCATAAATTACATGATTTTACTGAGTACAGCCAGACAACTCCTAGGGCGTGGTTAGGGTCTACTCCCAACGGCTATTTCATTACTCCAATTCCAAGCATGGGAATAAATCAATATACAGAAGATGGGATTGTGGTTGGTATAGCGGTTTCAACCTCTATTCCCTTAAGGATGTCGTATTATTATTTCAAATTGGGCAATTCAATGTCGCCCATTGCTCCGTTTGCACCTTCCGGTAGTTGGTATTCACCCAGATTGGATATGGGGTTTCGAAGAGTTACCAAGTCGGCAGTGCAATTACAAATTGAGGTACAGAAGTGTTCGGCGAATGCGCCGGTTACCGTTCAAGTTCGAGTAGATGATTCACCGTCTTGGATAACTTTAGGGACAATTACATCGAAAGGAATTCATCAGTTAGATTTCTCAGCGGTCAACCCGGTAACCAAAACCGTAGAGTTTCGTTACCTCACAATTAGATTAAACTTTGTCGGCACAAATACTGAAACGGCTATTATTGAAGGTATAACCGTACGCTTCCTTATGAGACCAAATGTATTTTATGGATGGAATATGGACATTGTTGCCGCACAAGAATATACATTTGATGGACAGGTTTTCGAAGTCTCTCCGCAAGAAACGCTAAATTTCTTGAAGCAGATACGAGATTCAAAAGCACCTGTCGAGTTTGTTGATATACAAGGGACGGTGTATTATGGATACATATCTGCAATTAATGTTCAGTCAATGGAACTTTTTGAACCTGCTACTGATAGTACAACTAACCTTGAGTCTATCATCAATGTTAACTTTGTGGAGGCTAAATAATGCCAAAAAAACTAAGAACTCCGCAATTCGTTAATATCAGTAATAGAGGCAGGCGTCAAAAACTTTTTATTCCGCAATTTCAATTTCGACCCCTGCGTCTTACCAGACGCCTTTCTGTAAAGAGGGAAGAATTTCAGAAGTCAGTTTGGTGGTTTGTAGTTCACCGCAGGGGTTTTCGAAGGCGTCCGTGGGTTGGTATTGATGCGCTGGAAGCCAGAGCGATTCCAAAAGAAATTTTCAATGGAACTTTACCGGAAAGAATTGTATATGCTTATCTTGTAGAGAAACTAAACTTTCAGCCTGATGTAGATTTTATTGCGCAATCAGCATGGGATGGTGGACGACAGGAAATTGGTGGTATTGTCGCTGACTTTGTATTTCCTTATCATAAATTTGCCCTTCAAGTACAGGGCTTTCATCATCATCTATTCATCTGGTCAAGGCGTGATTATGAGCAAAGACTGGATTTTGCCTTAAAAGGCTGGCAATATGTTGAAATTTATGAAGATACGATTTATAATGAATATACCTTTGAAGATTTCATGCGCCGATTGTTTGCTCTCCCGCAGGCAAGTTCCGGCTCAAGTTTAGCCTACGGGTCTCTTGAGGCAGACCTATCGTTATTGGAGAAAATTATGAACTTGCTCAATCAAGCACAGACAAGTTTGAGTAATCAATTTGGAGTGTGAGTATGGCAGTGACACTCGATGATATTTATAAAAAAGTACTGGACTTGAATTTATATATAGACAATCTTCCTACTCGTTTACTGGTTCGTGCTGGACAGATTGTCATTTATTCAGGCCTGTCTGACATTAGTGAGAGCCTTGGAATTATTCGTGCCGGTGAGTTTCGGGCGGGTAACAATGCCGACCCAAATGGTGGATTTAGTGGAATGCGAATGATATACCCGCCCGCTGTTTATAATAGTGAACTTTGGAATTTAGTAGGTGTCAATAATGATGTTATGCAATTCGGTGTGCGTGCCAGTGATGGTAAACTAATTGCAGGCGGTGGTAATGTTGTTTTAGACAGCAGTGGTGTTACTGCCATTGCCGGAAACATTGCAGGCTGGCAGATACAATCTAACCGACTGACAAATTCTAATTTATCTTTATATTCTACAGGTTCATTACAAACAAATGATTTTGCCGGTGGAGTATTTGGAAGAGGTTGGCGTATTGCATCAGACGGTTCGGCTGAATTTAACAATGCTTTTATTCGTGGTGAGTTGAGAACTTCTGTTCTAACCTATCAAGAAGTTCAGGCGGTGGGTGGAACTTTAGCGGTATTCAAATCCGCAGGTTCATTGAAATCCGAAGCAACTGTTACTTCCGGGTCATTCACAATTGACATTACAGACCCGCCTTCCGAACATGTTCAGATATTTGCAGTTAATGACAGGTTGCGAATCAAAACCGGTACATACGATAGTTGGTTCAATGTGGCCGGTATAACTGATATGACTACACATTTTCGCTACACATGCTCTTTCGTGAGTGGGTCACAGGTAACCTATCCGGCCGGTACTGCTGTAGTTAATTATGGACAAAGCGGGCAAGGACTGATTGAAATCAGTACTATTGGCAATTCTGCACCGTTCATTTCTTTGGGTACACATGCCGGTTCACCACAGTCGAGTATTACGCAACACCTGCGAATTGGTAATTTGAACGGCTCGTTTGGGATTACCGGTAATCAATATGGAATTGGTATTGGACAGTATGCTGACAATCAGGCGTACCTTGTTTATACGCCACAAAGTGGATTGCGCATTAAAGGAAAGATAGTTGCCGAAGGTGGGGCGATACCCGAATTGCGCGAAAGTTTTGACTATGACAATATAGACCAGTTTCATGCGAGGGTTTATTATTGGGGTAGTGGAAAATCTATTACAACCCTTGAAACGGATACCGGTTCGGTATCCGGTAATAAAGTGTTGAAATGTGGAAATGGGACAACCGCTCTAACAGTCATGTTTGTGCTCGGCACGCCAATCCCTTACAATCCTGAAAAGTTATATCGGATGTCCGTAAGAGTAAGGAGAACTGCTGGAGCGGGAGTTCTTTACGCTGGGATTGCTGGGTTTGATTCAAATCTCAATCCATGTAATTCGGCTGGACAAAGTGATTATGGCAATCAATATTTTGTTGCGGGGGCGGGTGTCCATCCTTCTTCAACATGGACAACTTATGTTGGTTATCTAAAAGGGTATGGTACGCCATTTGTTCCAGCCCCAAATCCAGCAAATCCGTCTCCGGCGCATTCCAATGTCCGTTTTATTGCCCCTATATTTTTTGTCAACTTTCAGGATATTGCAGGAATTACTTACCTTGATGAAATCCGCCTTGAAGAAATACCAGATGCTATCACGGCTGACCGAATCTATTCCGGTACTTTGCAGATTGGAACAAAATTGACTATTGGACAGATTGCCAACAATAAAGGACGACTAGAATTGGAGGTCTTGTCAAACGGCAACGCAACTCTAAAAGGTATTTACAGGAATAACAGTGGAGTAGATACGACAGAAGCGTATTTTGGGTCAGATGGAAAGTTTTATGCGGGGGGAGGAAATGTAAGGTTAGATAGAGATGGAATCAGATTAGTTGAAAGTGCCGGCTTCAATTTAGATAATGCCATAAATTTTTTTAGTCCAACGGAGGCATCTATTTATTACACAACCGCTGGAATCGGATTCAATAATTTAGTATTTACAAATCGTCAAATAGAAGACCTTTTGCACTCTTCGGTTCTCACGGCTGTTGAACCTGTTAATTATGAAAGCATGGTTACATTAGAAGCAAGAAGTCCTACAGGGGGAATATCGAGATTTGTAGTTTATAGCAAAAATGGGCAACCCAGAAAGTTGAGGTCTTTGGGGGTTGATTTATGGTTAGAATCAGGCGCAACAATCCGCGAATCCACCGCCATCGCCGCCCGTGTAATCCGAACCAGTGCGCAATCAATACCTAATGCCGCATGGACAGCCATATCATTTTCTCAAGCAACCTTTGATGACCGCCCGTTAGGACTTTCAGCGCACTGGGACGGTGGGACAAGACTGTATTGCCGGGTTGCTGGAACTTATTTGATTACCGGCAATGTTGCATGGGCTGTAAATGCTACAGGTGCTCGGAGAATGGCGATACGAGTAAATGGGACTGCCCCCTTTTACGCTATCGTTGATGGTCGCCCTTATGATACATCAACCAATCAAGTTAACTGGATAGAATTATCAACAATTATAAAACTCAATGTTGGAGATTATGTGGAATTGATTGTATTTCAAACAAGCGGCGGGAATTTGGATGTGCCTTATGCTACACCTCATCATGTCCCCAATTTAACAATGGCTAGAATTGCGTAATTCAGGAGGTTATTATGAAAATCAGAAATTTACTTGAGTCGTTTGAAATTATTAATCGGCTGGCCAACACACCAATGCCCGCCAGAATTGCATGGAATGTTCATAAATTTATAGAGGAGTATAACAACGAATTACAGCGTTTCAATAAAATTCGAGATGATGTTATGGCTAAGGATTTACCGGAAGATAACAAGATTACTGAATTGAATGAACTTCTCGATGCTGAAGTGGCTGTTACTTCGAAACTTCTGCAAGACGACCTTGAACAAATCGGGATGAATCTCACGCCCTTAGAGGTCAAATTACTCTTGCCATTTTTGGAATGACCTGCTATAATCTGGTATTGAAGGGAGTGAAAATTTATCATGGATGATTTGGAGCGGCGATTATTGCTGGTTGAATCAAAGGTTGACCACCTGAGTAAGGTGGTTGATGGCAATGGAGATTCACTCTCTACCAAACTCAGTCGTACTTTAGACCGTCATATTGAAGAGAATGATAGACGATTGCGAGTTTTGGAAACTAAAGTAGAGACACTCAATACCGATGTGAAACTCGTCAGTACTAATCTTGTAAATTTTTATACAAACTTCAATGAATTCAAAAATGATTGTGAAAGAGAAGATGACGAGCGCAAGAAACTCAACATTCAACTGTTAGTACTTCTGGCTACTACCCTTCTCAATCTTGTTTTGGGTAGTATCAAAGTTTTTGGAGGTGGATGATGATTGAACTTCAGGCATTTCTCTTGTTTTCCGTGTTGGTGGAGAGTATTATTACCAATATCAAATGGGTCGTTGAAGACAACTTCAACTGGGTAAAGGTAGGCGCTCTCCTGCTCAGCGTATTGCTGTGTGTAATATATCAAATTGATTTGCTTGGTCAATTAGGCTTTACCGCACTCGTGCCTTTTGTAGGCAGTGTATTGACCGGCATCATTATCAGCCGTGGAAGCAATCTCGTTTATGAGATTATTCAAAATCTCAAAACTACACGAGAAAAATCGCAGATTTGAATGGTGATGTCGCTCCTATCTTCCTCATGGGGAGCGTGGATTGAAACAAAATCTAAAAACTTCGCGGGAGAAATCACAGATTTGAATGGTGATGTCACTCCCCCCATGGGGAGTGTGGATTGAAACGAAGTGAAAGAGGGCTGAATTATTCAGCCCCCTTTTACTATTATTACAACTCTGTATTTTTCAACACGCCATACCATGCAATGGTAAGGGCGTCAATTGCATTTGGGTTGAATTCTGGAAATTTTATACTTGGGTCAATTTTACCGCTTCCAAACACCGCCTTACGGGCAGTCATTGGCGATACTTGATACACTCGTTTATGATTGTGCATATCGAATGCGTCTACAAAATAATTATATGCACCTAAAAACAACCCACTTCGCATCTGTGCCATAAATTCTTGAGAACTTCGTTTCGAAATGGCACTGCCCTCTACCAGCACGATTGGAATTTGATTGGTCAGGGATGAGAATAACTGAACAAAGTTGTAAGCAAATTCGTAAGCAATGACATTTGGGTAGGGCGTTTCGTTGTAATCACGCACCAAAATTGTGTGCCCCCACACGCTGATTCCGTTGTGAATCGTTGCAAACCCCAAACGATTGCCGGTATCAAATGCACACACAACTAATTTACCGGCATCTTTCGTAGTTGGGAGCGGGCTGATGTCAATCTTTATTTCAACACTTTCACAAATTCTCAACCCAGACCGACTATGAACCGGCTTCAAGTCGAAATCCTCAAATGGTAATTCAGATAGAGAGTCCACAACATTGCCGCTTGATTCTGTAAAATATTTAATCAAATCGGCACTAATATCTTTATTCAGATTCATCTTGGTTATCATGGTAAGCCTCCTGTTGTGTCGTTGCTAATTTGGCATGAAATAACTCAAAGACTTCCTGACGACCCTCCAACTCTGCGTCAATCATCTTTGAAATGTTTCCAAGTGATTCGCCGTTATTGCGTAGCGTTCCACTATCAGACAGAGTAAACTCTTTTGGATAAAGTGTAAGGCAATCTACAACGGCTGTCAAGTTTTCACTAATGCCGTAATCCGGTATGATTACAAAGTGGAAAGTATCGCCGCCGCCACCGTCTCGCAACTTATCAACCTTCCCTTTTGTAACTGTAGCCAACATAGTATTGCCTTTCTTCCAAACATCTCCTTTCGAAAGATTGATACGAATAGATGAGAGATAGCGAATGGCTCGTCCGCCAGCGGTTTCTCTGGTCTGAAATGTACCTAACGATGTAAATACATGATTGATGAGGAATACACTACCTCCTTTCGACTGCCGAATCAAATTGATACGCTTTAGAAATTTTGATACCAATCTCGCCCGTGTCCCCATATTGGCGTCTGCTAAATCCGAAATCAATTCCGCATCCGCTACTATTGCTCCTACCGAATCGAGGATGAGCGTATTGCCGTATTCTTCAAACTGGTCATGAGCAATGTCCAACATCTGACTGTGGGTAAGTAACTTTCCTTTCTGATTTTGGGGTACTAGGTAGAGTGACCCTTTATATCCCAATCGCCGAAAATTGTTCTGAATATATTCCAGATTTAGCCCTTCGACATCGCACAAGATAATGTATGGATACTTTGCCCTGCTTTTCTCATCAATCGGTAGTTTCTCCGGTGCTGGACGGTCAGCCATTGCAGCCTTCACCGAAAGATAATAGGCAAATGAAGACTTGCCTACGCTTGGGTCGCCATAAATTTCCACGATTTGATTAAGTGGAAATCCCAAACTGGCTTTATTTGACATGGCAAGGTTGAAACTTGTCAAACCCGTCCGCACTCTTTTCGATGTATTGATTGTTTCAGGTACAATGAAGTCAAACATTTCGTCCTCCTAATCTACAATAACTCCAGCCCTTTCAAGCAGGACTGCAAGCAGTTTTATGAGCAGTTCTTTATTGGTTGGGTTTTTTGATACAACTGCAAGGATGACCGATTCATCTCCTTGCTTACCTATGATAGTTCCCTCTCGTATGCGATAATGAAAAGTAATTGCAGTTTTAGAGGATGTTGCCTCCCCCCGCAACTCTCGTATCAACTGACGCAATTCACCAACCGTTTCACAGGCTAATACCTGCTCCCAAATTTCGTTGCATGGATTTTCCATAGCGAGGGCTGTAAGGCGCAAGAGGAAATTAATGGGCTTGTACTTTAGTGCGTCTTTGACATTGTTTGGAATATTAGGATTATCAAAAACCGCCCGCCACATGGAAGTATATTTGTTAACCGTTTGTGGACTGACCAAAAATTCGCCCTCTGCATATGAAACAAAATCATCCTGAATACCAGCCCGCCGTGAGATGTGCGCCCAGTTATCATGTAACTTGGTAAGAACTTCCGCAAGGATAAGCGCAGAGAAATGATTGTTCTTGCGCAAGGCGAGAATAAAATTATTGATAGTCGGCAGGTCGCCAGCCTCCATTGCCTTGAAAATAGTTTGTGCAAGGCTCTGGTATTTATAGATTTCATCGTTACTGGCCTTCGGTATAATGTCCATCTTATCCTCCTTTTACCATATCTGAAAATCTTTTGAACCCAATTAGAAAATCACCCAAATTACCGGTGATGTTTCCATTTATTATAACATAATTTACTTTCAACACAGGCTCATATGTTGGAATTAGTGTGCCAAGTTTGGGGTCAATACCTGCAATGTTTCCCAATTGAGTGAACAGTTCATCTCCAACGAATAAAATATTGGAACGCTCCCTTGACGCCGAAAGAATGCTTTGAACGGCATGTTCATAACAGAGTTTCAACGGCTCTGGATGATAATAAGTTGGCAGGATGAGGAAGTCAGAATACAAATCAAGCCCAACTCTCATCAGTTCAATTCGAATTGCCGATGTCACCGGGTCACCCTCACTGGCAACCCGACCCTTTCGAAAATCATTATCTTGCGGAGATACTACCAATATATTTTTTGCCTGTGCATTGCCGTTCAAATAAAAGTTGTAATTCATTCCACATTTACATTCCAACATGTTTCACCTCCTTATTTTTTACAAGCCCAAGAGTTGCCCACCCCGAACTCCATTTCAAACTCATAGGGTGCGTTTGGGATTATAATCTTGGATACCGTTTTCAAGGCTCTTTTCATAATTTCAATATAATCATCAACCAAATCTTTATCCACCTCCAAAACAATTTCATCATGAATTGTCAGAAGCAGTGGAAATTCAAGTCCAATTTTCTTACAATACTTCCAGATATAAATCATCCAGAGTTTCACAGTGTCCGCACCGCTACCTTGAATTGGATAATTGATAGCAGTATTGCGCCACTGCCAGTTGTAACAATTAATATTCATGCGCCTGCCCAACAATGTTTTGACATAGCCTCTGTCCTGTGCCATACTTCTCATAGATGTAATATAATTTGCGATGTTGGGAAATTCCGCAAAGTAATCATCAATAATTTTATCGGCATCTACTTCATCCAGACCGGTGCGCTCAGCCAGCCCCCTGCTGGTCAAACCATAAGATATACCGAGATTGATTGCCTTACCAATGTCCCGCTCATGCTTGTTCTCTTTGGTAAGACTATCATTTTTGAAAATTTTTTTGGCTACTGCAAGATGAATATCAAGGTTATCGGTAAAGTAGTGCTGTAATTGAGTTTCATTTGAGATGTATGCAGTAATGCGGGGTTCTTGTTGTGAAATATCTGCAACGAGGATAACTTTATTGGGATGGTTAATAATGAAGGTGCGATAGATGGGGAAGTTTCTGGCGGGTACTTGCTGAAGATTTGGATTTTGATAGGTAATGCGTCCGGTTTGTGTGCCAAAGACCTTTGCATCCGCATAAAGTTCTTCATTCTCCACATATTTTTCCAGCCAAGTTCTACCGTAAGTTGATACGAGTTTTTCCAAATGTTTCAGTTCTACTAACTCGGCCAATTCCTCAGTACCAACTCGTCCCGTTTTGGCTACTTTTTCAAGGGTTTCAATGCGTCCATCTTTCAAAATTATCTTATACTTCATTCTGAAATATTGCTGAATTTGTTGAGAAGAGTTTGGGTTGAAAGAGAATTTGGAACGCAGTTCTTTCACCCTCTGTTCAAGTTGCTCAATCCATTGTTCCATCGCCTTGACATCAACTCTAACCGGACGCAAGGTCATTCTGGTCAGAATTTCAATCATTGGGGCGTCTATTTTCTTGTACAGATTGAGCAATCCTTCATCATTCATGTATTCAATCTGCCTTTCAAATACTCGATAAGTAATGCTTACATCATTACACAAGTATTGAATAAGTTCATCTCGGTCTTGTGTGCCCTCACTCAGGGCTTCATACATACCCTTCTTTACTCCAATTCCCAGCCAGCGGCGGGCAAGAAAGTCAAGATTGTATCGCTGATAATCCGTACGTACATAATGTTCAACGATTTCCGTGTCCCAAATGAACGGCATATCATCCAAAAGATTTGGTACAAATCTGGTCATTTGGCGCAGGTCGTATAAAGAGTTCTGCAATATCCAGACTTTACACTTCTTCAAGCGTTCAAATACCTTTGGAAGTAATTTCTCATCTTCATATATCCAATATCTTTCTCCGTCGGTAATTCCCAGCGCAACAAACTCACCATGTGGAATGTGCAGTTTGTTGTCAAGTTGTTTTGCAAATTCTGTGTCCCATGCAACTGCGGGCGGAAAGTTGTCTAACTCATTTATTTTCATTTTTACCTCCTTTATGAATTGATTGGTATCCAGTTCATGGGTTCTCCCCACGATGTCTTTCCATCAAAAGTCACCTGCACTGCTCCAACACTGCCCATTGGATAGCCAAACCGAGATTTTCCAATTATCAGGTATCCAACACCCCGAATTGGCGGTAAAGAATCTTCTTTACTTACCTTGCTGTGTACATTGGCGGTTGGGTTGTGTACCAGAATAATCACAGATGCAAGCGCCTCTGCGAGAGAACTCCAGCGAATTGCATTGATTCTGGGTATTCCCTCGGTATATCTACGATTCAGTTGCGAGAGCAAAACGACCGGTGCTTTTGATTTATTATACTTGGCAAGTTGTGCCATCATTCGATAAGTATATCCTACCTCTGATTCATCTTCTTTATTTGGGACAAGATAGTCAGCAAAATCAATATATATCGAGTGTATATCTTCTTGAGCGCAAATTTGCATTGCTTCGGTGTATATCTGTGCCGCCGTCATTTGGCTATCTGAGATGATGATACGCTCCTGTTCTTCAGGAGATAAACCCGATACAGACGCCTGTAAAATTCTCCTCGCCGCCTGTGTGTCGGTCATCTCCAATGAGTAGAAAAGCGTTCTGCCGCCGTGTTTGGCAATTTCAGAAATCATCTTGGCAATCAAAGATGTTTTACCGGAAGCCGGACTGCCTGCAATGATGACCAAAGATGACTCCGGCAAACCCTTCTCACTGCCGGACGGGTCGCCCAGATAGTCATCAATGGCTGAATAGTAGAAAGACCTCCAGCCGTGCACTTCCTTATTGTTCAGAATATCATACATGGTATTGTATTGTCTTACACTGCCTGCTTCAATTAGTTTTTGTATCTTCACCAAATCAATATCTTCACCGGCTTCTAATCTGGCGAGTTGCTCATCTAATATCCTGCGCTTGATTTCACGCTCATACGCAGTGATGAGCATGTCCACTATCTCATCTTCAGCCAAATTGAATGATGTTTCCATCACCTTCAACGCACCCGTAATTTCACTGTAATACCTTACAAGAACATCTGCTTTGTCAGTACCGGACTGGATGTCCTCTAAAATTGAGCGATAGGTTTTATATATATACTTGGGAGATATGGCATCACGGTCTATTCTACCTTCCCATATCATACCAATTACCAGTTCTGATATGTCCTTCCAACGCAATCCCATAGTGCCTCCTATGCCCAGATTACCGGTTGAGGATTGCCCACATATTTAGCAACCTGTTCCAATAGTGAGATGTAATTGGCACGATACAGGTCATTAACATCTTTCATTCGTCTTGGATAGTCCAATTCAATTGTTCTCCATCGTAATCCCATTTTACGGGTTATTTTGTAAGCATCTTCTTCTTCACCTTTATCGGGAATAATATAAACCGGAATGTGCAGATTGTCAAGATACTCCAGTGCATGTTCTCCCATCCGCTTTCCGAATAGCGTTGAACCTGCAATGTATCCCATCTGCCACAAAATGATGGCATCAAAAATGCCAAAAGTAATTATTACATTTTCAGCGTAGGATGAAACCGGTTTTGGAAAATTGAGTTGCGCCGCAGTCAGTGTTTTATTTTTCCACGATATTTCAACTAAATTCTGACGCTGAAAT